ATTAGTTTTATTGACTGTTTCATGTTTAGTAATAAAGCCTCTTTCAGCTAATTTTTTAGCAGATTTTTTACCAGTAGCTCTTAAATCTCTACGCCAATCTTTAGACCATCTTTTAACAGCTTCTACAGATCTATTTTCTACAGTAAAAGATTGTCCAACTTTCATGGTTTCAAAGAAAGTTTTAGCCTTAGCTTTATATAATGCTAAAGGCCCTCTTTGACCTGCTACAGGTATTTTTACTTTAGAAGTTAATTCACCAACTATTTGTGTTTTATTCATTTTTCAATCTCCTTATATATTTTTCAATTATCATTGATTTAATAATGGGAGTTACTCCCCCGGTATTCTTATCAGAAAGTTTCCGGAGGAGTTTATCAGCCCATTCTAGTTGTTCTTTGCGATTAGAGAATCTACGCATTATTTAAGAACTATTGGCTTTACATATTCATCACCAGTAGGTACATTACTACCATATGTATGACCTGCTTGTATCAGCATATCATCATCTCTCCAAGCTAAAGCTGCCTTTACAGTAGCCTTTTTCAAAGAATTGCTAGACCATCCGCTATTACCAGCATTAGGCACACCTTCAAAATGACTTTCTCCTGTAGAGGGATTAATCATCTCTAGATATAGACCTTTATATGAATCATTATTATTAACTGGATCATTCATTGCTCTAACACCAGAAAAATCAGGAATATCAACATCAAGTAATTTATAATGACGTCCATCAATAGTATCTTCATCTACAACTTCACTTTCTAGTGTAGCAAGTATAGCATTCATGCCATAATGCTCTATTATATTACTTCTGAGAGTTGCATTACGATGTCTAAATACATCATCCATTGGAATCATATCCCAATCCATTGTTTCAAGAGTTGGATCTATTACTTCTTCAGATCTACCATTATTCCATCTAGTTCTAGATGCCATTGTGTCACCGCCAGCTTTTCTATAACGTTCAAGAGCTTTAGTATTCTCACGATTAGCTATATAATTACGCTTACGTTGAACCCTATCTTGTTCTTTAGCTGTTTTGTATACTTTAGCAGAATCTTTATGGATCTTATTAGCTAATAA